AGCTTCGCGCATCCCCTGACGCCTGACTTGATCGGCGTGTAGAGCTGAGTACCTGCTGTTGTAACCGCTCATAACCTTCTCTTTATATGGGTGTATTAAAATTCTAAGGTAAAGGGGTAAATTATCTCAGGGGGGACCGGCCATCCGAGAGGCCGCCAGCCCTGAGGGGGTGGATATCCGTCTAACTTCCTTAAATGCATGTTATGGGAAGTTATAACAACAATGTCAATGTTATCAATGAGTTAGGTATTGCGAGTCATTCTCATCTAACAACTCACCTTCTACCTCACGTGGTGGCAACACATCCTGATGCTGCTGTGTCACTACCTTGATCGTAACCTCTTGATTACCTTGACTATCTTGCTTCTCGCCCTCGATAGCCTCGGCAGCCAGCGCTTGCGGTATCAGCCTAGCCACCAGTCCAGCCAGCACCTCGGGCTTCTCAGCCGCCAGATGCTCCATGATCTCGTCTCCACGCTGTGCCCAGAGGCGCTCCATCGTGCCTATCACCTGCTGGTTGAGCTTATCCTTGCTACCTTTCGGCCTGCCTCCACCCTTCCAGCCCTTGAGAAACTGCCCTGTTTCAGGGTCACGCTTACCACTGCGCTCTTCCTGTTTAATGGCCATTTCTTGTGGGATTTCTTTGACGTCGTCACTGTCTATTTTGTCAGTCATCACGCCGCCTTCTGGGCTATGTGTACAAGAGCAATGACGCCACCGATGATCCCGATGATGGACACAGTGAGCGCCACCGCCTCAATAATAAAGGGCCCAGAGAAAGGCTCCGAAAATAGTGAAGAGTCCGATGGTGACCGCCCATTCGATCCAGTCGTTGGGCCAGAGGTCGTCTCCCTTGTCATCGTTTGGCCTTAGCTTTTGACTTGGCCCGTGACTTTGCTTTCGGTTTGCTGACCTCTTCGGTTGCTTCTGGCCCATCAATTGTTTCCTCATACGCTGCAAGGCGTGCCTCTAGCGCCTCAATCTTGGATGACATTGCCTCGACTTTGTCTGCAATGGACTGCTCAACGCCGGTCAGGTCGACATTGATATCGTCTAGCGCACTCCTCAGAGTGTGCGTCACAAGCATTGCGTAGCGTACTGGTCGTGAATAGGGTATTCGTAACATCATCAGAACTCCTCCTTGAGCACTTCCAAAATGCCTTTGTATTCTGCGATCTGTGCCAACTTATCCTCGATCTCCTTGAAGTAGCCGCCGTGGCCAGCCACGAAGATGGGGTTATCGACGGCAATGTTGACCTCTTCCTTGAGCATTGCGATATGACTGGTGACGTGCTCTTTGAGTGCATAGAGCCTGCTTTGTCGTTGTGGGCTTGCCATTTAGAGCACCGTGTTGAGTAAGTCGTCTGGGTCGTATACGCCGGTCTCTGGCGTCATTCCGAGGCCAAGCAGGCCTCTCATCACATCTCGCACAATGTCTGGTGCAGCTAGGCTCCTATTGCCAGTAACGACGTTGGTCTTAATTGGTAGCAATGAGCCGTACTCGTACATCGAATCCTTGGTCAGGCCGAGGTTATCCATGTGCTCGTTGAGCTTCTGCTCGCGGTTGTGCATGGTGGCCTCTAGGTGGTCCTGCCCCAGCGTTGGTGCGCCTACTGACAGTGACGCGGAGCCAGATGGAAGCCTTGATACAGACGCCTCGTAGGCCGCCCTATCCATCGGGTCAAAGGTGCCTGATAGGTTATTCTTGCCCGCTATAAACTTACCGGCCTCTCCGCCGTATGATGCGTCTCTGCCCTTACCTGCGTCACCAATCCTGCGCTTAACATAGTCCTGAATAGCTGGCGTGAACTCCTCGCCCAGCTTTTCAACCAGATTCTCGGCCAGAATATCCATGCCAGTGATATATGCCGGACCGTTGACGCCTCCATCTGCCTTGCCTACGGCGTTGCTCCACGAGTCTTTCGGCCATTTGCCGTCAATCTTTGCCGAGCTGTAGTCAGTGCTGCTGTGCACAAAGGCGTTAATAAGCCTCGACTGGTCCTCAACGTTGTCCATCTTGGACAGGGCCAGCTTCAACTCCTCGATCCGCTTCTGCATATCCTGAATGCCAATCATGTTGCCATTCGGGTCCTTGCCAATACGAGGAGCCTTCCTATCACCCCTCCTGTGGCCAGCGAACTCCCGTGCGCCCTTGATTCCGGGGTGGATTATCAGGCCCTCGGCGTCGTCAGACGCCAATAGGGCGCCGCCCGCCGCTGTGGCTGTTAGTGCTGGTTTGAGTAGGGACATAGGGGTCTATGGATTTATCAGTGCACTGATAATTATTAGATTGCTGATCGCGATCAGCATTGGTTTGTCAATCGCGATTGACTTTGGTAATTGCAATTACCATTGGTTTGTCGAGCGCGCTAGACAAGAAAAAGCACCACCTAGCTGTAGGTAGAGCTATACGCTACAAGATCGCTTGTGTTGCTGGGCGGCTTGGCGCCGCCACAACGTTGCTGGTAGGGCTCAACGTTTCGTCCCTATATATGTCCTATTCTATCATATTTTGAGACTAAAGTCAAGCAATAACCGTGCCAACATCGTAGAAAGTGGGTTTTTATTTTATTTTGCTTGTAGTCTTTTACTAATCTGCTACAATCCGGCCTCATTTGGAGGGTATAGAGATGAAAACACTGACACAGATAGCCTGTAGCAACCTGAAAGCGGCCTGCGTTGAGTTCGACCTATCAACCAGAGAGCTTGCGGCGAGGGCCAATATCAGCCAAAAATCTGTCTGGAACCTGCTGAACGGGGCCCATAGCCCCAGATTGGACACACTTGAGGCGATATGTAACTGCCTCATGGTCAGCCCGGTGGCCGCACTGACGCCCAATATAGACACGGGCCTGCTGGTCAGCCGTCGCATACCGAGGCTTATAGAGAGCTACACCAAGCTCACCTATAACCAGAGGGAGCAGCTCGAGGCCATCATCAGCCAGATGGTCGGTGATACGCCCTGATAAAGTTTTTTACAAAAGGGGTTGCAATGTGGGTCAAAAGTGCGATACAATACCCACTCTTGAGAAATGACGCGGAAACGGGGCGACGAAAAAGTTTACAAAAAGTGTTGACACAGAGAGCTTAACCGGGTTACAATACCCACTCTGAAAAAAGGGCAACAAAAAAGTTAAAAAAATTTGGAATAAATGAGTAAACAACTTCGTCACTATGACAAAGGCGCTCGGAACCCCCCTCGGAACCATTAGCGAGGAGAGCGCCAAAGACAGGCCCCCCTCTGGTTAGCTCCACGGGGGCACTAAAGACAGCCCACCCTCTGATTAGCTTCATGGTGGGAATAAGGAGGCCCCCCTCTGATTAGCTTCATGGGGGCATTAGGACTGACCCTCGGAGCGATCGCTGCTCGTGTAGCGTAGATGAGGGTTCGGGGTCTGGCCCACCCGGCAACAGGACGGGCCATTATTAGTGAGAGATATAACCGGAGAGAGACAGTGACAGCTTACAAACACATAACAGTTTATACCCCGTGGGGTGCGAAAAAAATTAACACCTCGAAATCTAGAAAAAAGCGACGAAAACAGCGTCGCAAAAAATAGAGAGAGACAGACAGTGAAACATAACCCAGTAGCGAAATACGCTCGGCGCTTTAACCGAGCACAGACCCACACTGACCGCCGCAAGGCGGAGCGTCGTGGATACCGTAAACATAAACAGCAGTGGAGATAGATTGTGGATAGATTAGATAGTTATAGCTCGCACGAGGTATTAGATCGTGTGTATACCTCGCTTGAGTCGTTTGATCATCTTGTGGTTGATCATCCGTTAGTGGAGTCATTAGCCGACGACGATCCTGTTCGTCTGGCTATTATCGAGGCCTCTGAGGCCTTGGCTCGTGCTTATCAGGCCGCTGGTGCGGCCTATCTTTGAGCGGAGTGAGTAAATAACACCATCAGCAGACCGGAGGGTCATACATTGAAATTTACATATTGCAGCGAGGCGAGAGCCTTTTATATCTACATCAGCGAGGGTGAGCAGATTGCCCACACTCAAACAATCTTAGATGGGGAACTCCTCATCAACATCGACAGAGATGTCGATAACAACATACTAGGGGTGGAGATCATCCACCCATAACCGGAGAGACATTGTGGCGTATTTGGAGCAGTTGGCAGAGTGGGTTGATCAGAATCGAGCGGTGGCGTCGTGGACAGATCGTTTGTCCGCCTTCGAGCGAAATTTGGTGGTCGTTGACACCAGCACCGATCCGTACACCGTAACATCCGCGCCAGATCGTGACAGCCCGGAGTTTTTGGAGTGGTGGGAGACAGCGGTTGCAGAGTGCCGTTGGTTGCAGGAGAACGAGCGGTTCAGCCCGTTCGGGGAGGCCAACATGGGTTGGTATTTCCAGATATTGGGCCGGTTGGTTGGTGTAGAAATATTACATCAGTATAAACATTGGTATTTGTAGAGAGAGAATTCATCGTGAAAACTTGGGCAGACTTTGTAGCAACAGCGAGCGACAGCGATTTAGACGCGGTGGCGTCTAAAATAAACACCGCGATGGTAAAAAAATCGCGGGGTAAATCTTGGGGTGCATCGGGCGTCATGTCCGTCGCGGATACTCGGGACTTAATAGTCTCCGGCCCTTGGACCTGTTGGTTTACCGGTGCGGACTTGCTGGCGCCTGTGTGCGCGGGCGGGCAGCCGCAGTCAAATCCATATTTGACTTTGACTTGGGACCGATTGGACCCGTCGGTCGGCTACATAGCGGGGAACGTGGTCCCTTGCTCGTTAGCGTTTAACAAAATTAAATCCTGCATGTCAATGCAGCAGTTAGACACCGCGTTGGCGGCAGTAAAAAAATATAACCGGGGTGAGTAATTTTTTTCGTCGCCTAATCAGCGACTTACGAGATTTCTGCCTATCAGTGTGTAAGCAGGAGAAAAGAGAGCCCGAGACGGGCGTGACTGGAGAGACATTGTGAGAGACAAAACAGTAGATAGCTGGCACATCACCAAACCTTCGGGCGGCTCCATCGTGGAGCAACTGAGCACAGCCGCAGAGTTCAACCTGCTGGTTGGCGGCTCAAACATCTTCGCCTCTGACCCAGCGGCAATCTGGGCGTGCGCGGAATCCGGCGACATCGACTTTTTTGGGGAGAGCGACTGTGAATAACAGAGACAAACAATTGCTGGCTGATCGTCAGCAGCGCGTGACCGAGCAGTACCTGCAGCGAGCCAAGCGCTACTTGGCGGACTTTACCACTGAGACCCGCGCTGAGGAGCGTTTCCAAAACATCCTCGGCTTGGCGGACAAACTGGAGCACCTGAGCTTGTCCCCGGATCAGTGGGAGCGGTACTGGGCAATCGTGGAGCTTGGCCAGCAGAAACTTGCTGAGCTGGTGCCCACCGTCCGCGTCAGCACCGCCGAGTACAGCGAGTCAGAGCTTTCTGGCCGTGAGCTTGGCGCTGGCTCAATACTGTGAGCGGGGTGCGGAAAAAATCCGTACGGCGGTACGGAAAAATTCCGCAGATGAAATTGACTGGAGACTTATAGTGAATACTGCAATCGACATTACTACTGCCCGCGCCAACCGAATCCGCAACCTGATTGCTGAGTCTGATCTGGCCGGTAAAAACCAGATCAACCTGCGCCTGACCGCTGGCTCTGAGCTTGCTCAACTGCGTGCTGAGCTGACCGCCGCTGGTCGCACCGGCCAACATCCCTGCGGCAAAACCAAATCCACCTTCCGGTGGGGTGAGTACTGCAGATCCGACCTCCGGATCAAACCCGACACTGCCGGTCAGTACATTCGTCTGGCAGAGTGGGCTGCAACCAACCCTGAGCTGTCTGAGAGCTTCGTAGAGAGCTCCGACAGCTGGACCGAGTACCGTGAGCTGGTCCGTCAGCAGAGCGCCCCTGAGCGCCCTCAGCGGGCTCCTCGTCGTGCTCCTCGTACCGAGACTCCTGCCGTCACTAGCACCGGCATCAGCCTGAGCAGCGCCCTGCGTATCAACAAACTGCGGGGCATGTGCTCCGACAGTGGCCCGGAGGGCGATACCGCCCGCCGCCGTGTTCAGAAACTGTCTGGCACTGACCCCGAGCGCCTGTTCGACAGCTCCCTTTCGACTGGTTTGGTCACCTGTGCTGGCGACCTGAGCCGTGGCAACCGAGAGTGGCTTAACACCGCCACTAGCAACATTGCTCGGCTCGTCCGTGAGATCGCGGAGGTTGACCCTCGGGTCACCACCGACCAGCTGATTGCTGACATCGCTGCAACTGTCCGAGAGCAGCTGTAGCGACCAGAGCCCACGGGCTCTTTAAATGGAATTTAATTTTTAATTGATCGGAGATCACACCGTGGATATACAAACTCAAATTCTAGCTTTGTCGGCTGCTGTCGCAGAGCTTTCTCGCCAGATTGGTGTCGATTCCGACATTCCTCTTGCCGACACAACACAGCATCTGGAAACCCACCAGCCGTCGGTTACCGGCCTGTCTGTTGACTTTCTTCCCGGTCCGGTTGTGTCTTTTGTTGCCGATAGCTTTGCTGCACAGTGGTGCGCTGAGCGTGGATTCGAGAGCAGCTTTATTGTGAGCAATCGCCCAGTGGTGTCGGTTGTATCGTTCTGCGAGCTGCTTGCGCCGCTGTTCTCAACTGGAGCTGCCGGTGCGTGGTCCAGCCTGCGCTCAGCTATCAGACAGTCGAACACATACTCATATATTGAGTCGCTTGGTGTTGAGACTACAGACAACTACTTGCAAACCGACAGTGGCCGAGTATTTATCCAGAAAAACAACCTCGGAGTTGAGACACCGTTCGCCTTTGCCGACTCTCTGGATAAACTATTAGACCGTGCGCTGTCTAGCCGTGAGCGAGTGCATCGCGCCTTTGGACTACTTTCGCTGGCCCTGGTCACCGAGCAGCAGTTACTCGCAGAGCCCTGCTCTGAGTCCGTGTTTCTTGAGCTTCGCGCCGAGCTGAGCCTTGACCGCTGGGCTGGCCGCTTCGGTGAGCTGGCTGAGCGTGCGAGCGTTGAGCCCTCGGTGGTGTTCGATATCTCGAACAACATCCGGCCGAGCAAATCGGTGGCCCGCCGCTTGGGTCGCGCGTTTGGCTGGCGCCGTGAGCGCACCGTGTGCCCTGCTGTGAGTGACACACTGGCCCTGCAGCAGTCCATCGGGCTGTTGCTAGAGTCACCCGATAAAACTACTCATTAACCGAGTAGTTTTCTACGATGAGGTATGCTACAATTCTGTAGTCTTTTACATTGGAGAAATATCGTGGACATAGCAGAGCAGATCAGACAGTCAGCAATAGCGGAGGCCGGGGACATCTCCGGCTATCCAAACATCGAGACCGTGTACCGGATCTCGCAACCACTCAGCGAGCTACAATCGGCGCTTGTGGAGTTCAGCCCAGACTTTGAGACTGACACCGGCGAACTCAGCGTCAGCGAGCTGTACCGTAAATACTTCAACATCGGCATTGCTGTCGGTGAGCGAGATAAACCAACCATTAACTAATTCGTTGAGCCTTCGGGCTCACCTTGTAGGACGCGGGTTCAAATCCCGCCCTCTCCACCAATAACTATTCAGAGAGTAGTTATCGGGGGGAGGTTCTGGAATCGACTGCGGGTGAGTGTGTTGGGGAGAACTGGTGAGCGAGCTGCCAGCCGTGTGTCGGGAAAACGCGAGAACCTAAACTATCTGCAAACGATAGCGAGTACGCTCTAGCCGCTTGAGCTTGAGCCGGGGAACGCCAGCCGCCCTGTTACCAGTAGGGCTGGCACCTAATTCATAAGCACCCACTTGGGTGCTTTTTTATTGTCTGGAGAAAACTTGTGAACACACAGAAACCCGGAAAACTCTATCACACCTGCCCCCAGTGCGGGCAGGGCGTCCGCTCCGTTGAGCGCCTCGCCAACCACCGTGCCCGTTGTCTGGGTACTGGGCAGTGGCGTAACCCTCGGAAGGGGGGCGCCTCGTGACCGGCATATCGGAGGTCCGTCTCCGCCCGCTGGAGAACATGAGCATCGAGCAGATGATCGACATGCTCGTTGATCTTGGCTACAGCGCAGAGGGCCTATCAAACGACGAGATATACGACATGCTCGTATCGGTCATTGATGGGCATGAAAGCGAGGACGCGCTTGAGGAGCTTGACTTTAGTGACTGACGACCTAGAGATGCTCACCGCTCTCGGGCTCAATCGCTTCCTCGACCCTGCCGACCTTGTAGAGGCAACCATTGACCGCCGCAACAACCCAGTTAAGGGCATTGGCGCACCGTGGTCAAAGCTGCAGGATCTGTTCGATATACCCAAGCAGGGCGTGACGCTACTCGGCGGCTACTCAGGCCACCAGAAGTCTACGGTTGCTAACCAGTGGGCGGTGCACGCGATCAACTCAGGCCACAAGGTCTGTATCGCCTCTCTGGAATTAACTACTGACAGCCTGTTCGACATGCTGGCCGGTCAGTCAGCGTGCCTACACGAGCCGCACGAGGGCTACCTGCACAAGTTTGGGCGGTGGTGCAAGGACAAGCTCTACATCGTTGACCACCACGATGTCATGCAACCCGCCGAGGTGATCCAGCTAATCATCGACAGCAAGCGACTGCTGGGTTGCGACCTGTTCGTTCTTGACTGTCTGTTCCAAGTGGACACGGGCGGTGAGCTGGAGCACGAGAAGCGATTCATGCAGCAGTTGGCTGTTACAGCGAGGGACTACGACATAGCCATCCTAGTTGTGCACCACATGCGGAAGAGCCAAGGCCCAGAGGGCGAGAAGCGGGTACCCAATAAGCACGACTTTATTGGTAGCTCGCACCTAACCAACGCGGCAGCCGGTGTGCTGATTTTATGGCAGGACAAGGCCAAGTCAGCCGCTAGGAACAACGGCGAGCAGGTCGATGACGACAAGCCCGACTTTGTTCTGTCTGTCGCCAAGAACCGATTCGGCCCTTACGAGGGCGCCATCGGTCTGTACCAGCACAACGAGGCACGCCTGCTGTGTAACAGCCGGGCGCGTCAATACAAACCAGTGATCATGGAGGACTCATGCAGCTTAAGGAAAGAACAGTCTGGCGCGTTCAGTCAGGAGGCAGATCCAAATGGTTTGCTGGCGAGATCGGCGCTAGGGACTACGCCAGCGATAGATTCGAGTCAGAGTTTGACGGGGTTCCCTTTGTAGAGGAGATCACTTTAACCGAGGCGTTGACGCGCCTTAATCAGCTTGAAATGAGTAAATAACTTTATCACGGAGAAGGCAATGGAAGCAATCTTATTAATGGCGACTGCGTTCGTCTTAGGCACCTACCTAGCGCGTCAGGCGCTCGTGAAGTACTTGGAGGGCCTCGATAGTGAGTGAGTTGTCCGACTACCAGACGCTGATAGCGGCGTCACGCTATGCACGGTGGCTGGATGACGAGGAGCGCCGCGAGACTTTCCCTGAGACTGCCAAGCGATACACCGACTACTGGCTGAGCAAGGAGATGATCACCGACGCCGAGGCCAAGCGATTCACCAAGGCCATTGCAGGGCTGGACGTTATGCCCTCTATGCGCGCCATGTGGACCGCAGGCGAGGCGCTGGATCGTGACAACGCCGCCGGGTTCAACTGTTGCTACACCGCCGTGGATCACATCAGGGCCTTTGACGAGGCGTTCTACCTGCTGATGTGTGGCTGTGGCGTAGGCTTCAGCGTCGAGCGCCAGAACATCGCCAAGCTGCCAGAGGTGGCAGAGGACTTCCACGACAGTGGCACCATCATCCTCGTCCCCGACAGCAAGCAAGGCTGGGCTAGCTCGTTGCGCCAACTGATCAGCCTGCTGTACTCGGGTCACCTGCCCAAGTGGGACGTGTCGCACGTTCGACCTGCTGGCGCGAGGCTCAAGACCTTCGGCGGTAGGGCGTCAGGACCGCAGCCACTGGTTGACCTGTTCGAGTTTGTCACGCGCACGTTCAAGGGCGCGGCTGGTCGCAAGCTGAACAGCATCGAGTGCCACGACATCATGTGCAAGATCGGTGAGGCCGTAGTCGTTGGTGGTGTGCGACGTAGCGCCATGATTAGCCTGAGCAACGTCAGCGATGACCGTATGCGACTGGCCAAGTCCGGCGCATGGTACGACGGCCACGGACAGCGTGCTCTGGCCAACAACTCTGCGGCCTATACAGAGAAGCCTGACTTTCAGGTGTTCCAGTCTGAGATGAAGGCGCTGTATGAGTCGTTCAGCGGCGAGCGTGGGATCTTCAACCGCGAGGGCTGTCACAAGAAGATCGAGCAGTATGGCAAGCGTGACCCCGACCACGAGTGGGGCGGCAACCCGTGCCTTGAGGTGACGTTACGGCCTAACCAGATGTGCAACCTCTCAGAGATTGTCATCAGGCCCAGCGACACGCTGGCATCGCTGAAGAAGAAGGCAGAGGTAGCCGCCGTCTTTGGCACGTTGCAGTCGACGCTGACGGACTTCCGCTACCTACGCAAGGTGTGGAAGAACAACTGCGACGAGGAGCGCCTGCTCGGCGTCAGCCTCACCGGCATCTGTGACCACCCTGTGATGTCTGGTCAGGAGGGCA